CATATGTACAAATACTATGACAAGAATGGTAATCATCTTGCATCAAAGTTCCGGCGTACCAGTGACAAGCAGTTCTGGTCTGAGGGTAATCTTTCTGAGTGTGGTTTGTTTGGTCAGAATATCTTTGGTCAGACAGGTAAGTTTGTCACGGTGTGCGAGGGTGAGATAGATGCCATGAGTGCCTATGAACTGATGGGATCGAAGTGGCCCTCAGTATCTATCAAGAATGGCGCACAGTCTGCCGTGAAGAACTGTCAGCAGTCACTTGAATACCTGAATAAGTTCGATACTATTGTTCTCTGCTTTGACAATGATAAGCAGGGCAAAGAGGCAGCACAGGCAGTTGCCAAACTGTTTGAGCCTAACAAGTGTAAGATCATGGACCTTGAACTGAAGGATGCTAATGAGTATCTGAAGACAGGTCAACGTGAGAAGTTTACTCAGGCATGGTGGAGCGCACGTACATTTACACCGGCAGGTATTATCAACCTTGCTGACCTTGGCCGTAGCCTGTACGATGAGACACACAACGAGACTTGTCCCTACCCGTGGTCCGGTATGAACGACAAGACCTACGGCATCAGGACAGGAGAGCTTGTCACGTTCACCTCTGGTGCAGGTATGGGTAAGTCCAGCATCATGCGTGAGCTTATGTATCATATTATGCAGAATACCAAAGATAATATTGGTGTGCTTGCTATGGAAGAGAACACGAAGCAGACTGCCTTCAACCTTATGAGTGTGGAAGCTAACGCTAGACTGTACATTAAGGAGATACGTGACCAGTACACACAGGAACAGTTGGACGATTGGCAAGCCAAGACGATTGACTCCGGCAGGTTCTTTGCCTTCGATCACTTTGGCAGCATGGAGAACGACGAGATACTTGGACGTGTCAGGTACATGGCAAAGGCTCTTGACTGCAAGTGGGTCTTCCTTGATCACCTGTCTATCCTTGTGTCAGGTCAGGAAGACAACGGCAATGAGCGTAAGTCTATCGACATCCTGATGACCAAGCTTCGTTCTCTTGTTGAAGAGACAGGCATTGCCCTGCTACTGGTCAGCCACCTACGTCGCCCATCAGGTGACAATGGGCATGAGAATGGCCGTGAGGTTACCCTGTCACACCTACGTGGCTCTGCTTCTATTGCCCACCTATCTGATGCAGTGATTGCACTGGAGCGTAACCAACAGGCAGACGATCCTATCGAAGCTAACACTACCTCTATCCGTGTTCTGAAGAACAGGTACACAGGTGATACTGGTGTGGCCTGTCACCTTCACTATGATGGTGAGACAGGACGCATGACACAGATCGACAACCCCTTTGTGGAGGATGACAATGAGTGAGGTTAGAAAGAAGTTTGATCGCAATCTATATGAGAAAGCTGACAGAGAAGCCAAAGAAGCTATGGTTTCTTGGTTAAAAAATAAAGATCATACTAACATAGATACTAATGAGACAACTTACTTTGATATAGTTTCAACAGTAGGTCCAGACCTTCCAAGACATCTCTATGAAGTGGAGGTGAAGTATTCTTGGAAGGGTAACGAGTGGCCCGACAGTTGGAAAGAGTTACGTATACCGCATCGTAAGCAAAGGCTTCTTGACAAATGGAAGAAGGAATGTTACAATGACCTACTTACTTTTGTGGTCTTCAACCATGACTGCACTATGGCATGGCACGTAGATGGTAACACATTGTTAGAGTGTGAAGTCAAAGAAGCCTCTAACTATAAGATAAGAAAGGGAGAAAAATTCTTTCATATTCCCGTAGAAGATGCATACTTAGTGGACATGACAAATGAGAGCAGTAGTTGATATAGAAACAGATGCTATCAATGCAACCAAGATACATTGTATCGTAGCAAGGAGCAAAGAAACAGGACAGACACGGCACTGGATAGGAGATGAATGCCGTGACTTCAGGGAGTGGTCGAAGAAAATAGATACCTTTATTATGCACAACGGTATCAGCTTCGACGCTCCCTTACTTAATAAGTTTACTGGTTCTGATATTAAGATAGATCAGATTGATGATACACTTATTAAGTCACAGTTATATAATCCTATACGTGATGGTGGTCACTCCCTTGAGTCATGGGGTAACTTCTTCAACCACAAGAAGGGTGACTACCATGACTTCTCCCACTTCAATGAAGATATGTTGAAGTACTGCTACACCGACACGGCTGTAACAATGGAGACGTATGACTACCTACAGGAAGAAGGTAAGAAGTTCTCTGATGAATCATATGATCTGGAACGGAAGGTTCGTAGCATCGTAGACAAACAACAGAGCAACGGCTTTGCCTTTGACCTAATGAAGGGCATGACACTGGAAGCTAAACTTATGGATGAGTTGCACTCTCTTGAAGAGAAGGCTCACGATATTTTTCCACCTACCATTGTAGAGTTAAAGACAAAGACAAAAGAAATACCTTTTAATATAGCAAGTCGTAAGCAGATTGCTGAACGTCTGATGAAGAAAGGGTGGAAGCCTACAAAGAAAACAGACAAAGGCAATGTGATTGTTAATGAGGCAGTGCTGGATACGATTGATATGCCAGAGGCTAAGATGTTCTCTCGTTACTTCCTGCTACAAAAACGTACCGGCCTACTGAAGGCGTGGATACAGGCATGTAGCGAACAGGAACGAGTGCATGGCAGGGTGCTTACCCTCAAGACTATCACCGGCAGGATGGCACACCATAGCCCTAACATGGCACAGGTTCCGGCAGTGTATAGTCCATATGGTAAAGAGTGCAGAGAACTCTGGACAGTATCTAATCCAGAGACACATCAGCTAGTAGGTACTGATGCCAGTGGCCTTGAGCTTAGATGTCTTGCTCACTACATGAACGATGCTAAGTTTACTAATGAGGTACTGACAGGTGATGTACATACAGCTAACATGAAGGCAGCAGGTTTAAGTAATCGTGACCAAGCTAAGACATTTATCTATGCATTTTTGTACGGCGCTGGTCCTGCTAAGATTGGTAGTGTAGTTGGTGGTAACTCTTCTGATGGACAGAAACTTATCGGAAAGTTCCTGAAGAATATGCCAGCACTTAACAAGCTACGTAAAGATATAGGTGTAGTAGCTTCAAAGGGTTTGATACGTGGTCTTGATGGACGTATGCTACACATCAGGCATGAACATGCTGCACTTAATACTCTACTTCAAGGTGCCGGTGCAGTGGTGTGTAAGCGTTGGCTTGTTGAGATGGACAGAATGATCTGGGAGCATGGCCTTGACGCCAAGCTTGTTGCCTCAGTACACGATGAGTATCAGTTTGAGGTAGCCAAGCCAGACATAGAAAGCTTTACCAAGATAACAAAGGAGGCTATGTATACGACACAGGAAATACTAAACTTTAAGTGTGACCTTGATTCAGACTTCAAGGTTGGAAATAATTGGGCAGAGACACATTAATATGTTGACACCACAATAGACGATGTGCTATAATGCACTCGTTGTTTAGTTAGTAGTAGACAACCCAACGGGGAATGATCCCCATCATGGCTGCAATAGCGCAGCGTTTTAAAGGAGACTATTTATGAACGATCCGATTTACATTTCTGGTAAGTGCCACTATGCTTCTATCACTGAGCCGAACGTCAAGTTCGATCCGGTGTGGAGCATTCAGGTTGAGGTTAACGATGACAACCGTGCAACCATCGAAGCTGCTAATCTTCCTATCGCTAACAAGGGAGATGAACGTGGTGACTTTGTTACTATTAAGCGTAAGGTTATGCGTAAGGATGGGACTGAGCGTCAGGCACCCATCGTCAAAGACTCACAGAATAACCTGTGGGATGGAAAGAAAATTGCTAATGGTAGCGTAGTAAATGTAAAAGCAATTCCTTATGATTGGAATTATGCTGGCAAGTCAGGAGTATCATCTGACCTTGCAGCCGTACAGGTTGTGGACTTCATTGAGTATAAAGATGGTAATGAAGACTTCGCCCCTGTTGACGGTGGCTATGTACAAGAAGCTGTATCGGAAGCAGTACCTTTCTAATATAACATAAGGAGGCATGGGGGAGTGTTGCAGTAGTGGTCAGCACTCCCCTTCTTATATAATGAAAACAATAGAAACTCTTGTAGAAGATATCTATGATCTGTTTAATCTAACACCTATTGATATGGATGAAGCAGAGGTAGACAAACATATTGATACCTTTGGAGAGATGCTGAAGGTACACCTGAAAAGTTTTCTCTATGAAGTACCAAGAGATCGTGGAAACCTACGTCTGTCTGCTATTGGTAAGCCTGATAGAAAACTTTGGTATGATGTTAACAAGAAGCTAACACCGGAGACACTGCCACCATCTACAAGGATTAAGTTTCTTTATGGATATATTCTTGAGGAGCTTCTGTTGTTCTGTGCTACAGTCGCAGGACATGATGTTAAAGATCAACAGAAAGAGGTTACACTTGAGGGAGTGGTAGGACATCAGGATTCTATTATTGATGGTGTGCTTGTTGATGTTAAGTCTGCCAGTGGTATGGGGTTTGATAAGTTTAAATATAATAAACTAACAGAGGACGATCCATTTGGTTATGTTGCACAGGTGTCTGCCTATGCAGCAGCTAATGGTCTGGATCGTGCGGCCTTCCTTGCCATCAACAAGTCTACTGGTGAGGTATGTCTTTCTCAACTGCACAGTATGGATATGATCAATGCTAAAGAAAGAATTAAGCATCTTAAAAATGTGGTTGCTGATAG